TTATTCTTTTTTTAGTTTTTCTGTATTAATCACGTTTGTTGTATCTGTCGGCTTGCTATCCGCTATTCCCTCAGATAACATATATATACATAAACCACCAATTGCAGACACTAAGGCTACTACTCTTTCAGTGGTTTCAGGCTCTGCACTTGTAAATGCAATTAATGCAATTACAACTGCACTTATACAAGCCCAAAACTTTCTACTTCCTAACTTTCTTAAAAAGTCTTCTTTCTTCATTTTTCCACCTCTCTTTGCTTATCATATCTTCTTATCATCGCTATAACTTGTTCTCGGGTACAAGTTGAACCGGGGTTGCTTCCATCAGTAATCCCTTGTTCCTTACCCCATTCCCAATCTTCTTTTGCCCATTCTGATGGGACTGTGTTATCTCTAGTCACGATTTTTCCCACTCCTTTATCGTACTGTTGCAAGCCTAGTCTTTCTATAAGTTGGATTAGTTTATTTCCATAATTTAGATCTGTTGCATATCCACACTCTCTAAGTGCAAGTGCTTGTGTTTTATAATTTTTAGCTTCTAAAACTTTTTTATAGTTTTGCACTCTCCAAGGTGTTGATACAAAAAACTGGTCGTGATCTTTAATGGACTCTAAATAGGATCCATATTTTCTAAAGTCAGCAGTTATTGTGTAGACTTCTCCAGTTGACTTTTGTTCTTTTGTTTGCTTCTTATAAACTTCTCCAGTCCAATCTTTGCTTACCTTAATTCCAAATAAGTTTTTAGCTTCTCTTGCAAGTGATGACTTGCCCCAGTTACTTTCAAGGATAGCTTGTGCAATAGTCACAGATGGCAAGATATTAAGTTTTTGTCCTCTAAGACTATCCACAATAGACTGTATAAAATTTTCTTCAGTGAGTTCTACTGGTGGAGTCTTAACATCAGACTTCTTTTCTGCAAGTCCATAAAATTCTGCAATTGCTTTTGACACCGCATTTGCAGTCTTATCAAGATTTTTACGATACACAGTTGCATCTTGCAAATTGTCGTGAAAAACATGCTCTACTATCATATTTTTCTTAGCATACCCAAGCCTTAGGATTCCATAATAATTAGATCCTGCATTATTTCTCCTGTACTTTGTGCCACGATTAGGAGTACCTAAAGCACTTGACACATAAGCACAAATCTTATCCCCTAAAGCCTTGCAAGACTCCTTAGGATTTGTAGAGTCCCAAACCTCTACACCTCTTACATTGCCACCAGCCGCATTACTGTGAACTGATAAGAGTAAATCATAACCTCCTGCCATGAGTCCCCTAGACTTAAGACTTGGATTCTGAAAAATATAATTCCTAGTCATATTAACTTTAAAACCATATCTTTCAAGTGCCGGCTTTAAAAAATCTCTGGCATAAATAAAGTTGCAGTCCCCCTCGTTACAATATGGGAGATTATCAACTTGTTTAAATCCTCTGTTATGAGCAGTTCCACCACCATGACCAGGGTCTAACATTATTTTTACCATGTAATCAACTCCTTTATTGCATAATAAAAGGCAGCTATTTAAAGCCGCCTTCATTTTCTTATTGCATCTAAAATTTTGTCTGACTTCTCATCATGTTTTTCAAGTTTGCGATGTAGATCCTTGTTGTAGTAATCTAATCTACTTACAGTATCTGCTACAATTTTATTTGTGATTGACAGTTCTTTTACAGATTCAATTAGACTTTCGACTAGAGCTTTGAAGTCTGTATCGTTCATCTGCAAAGTTCCAATGCTTTTTATGAGGTCGTCTATCTGCTTAGTTCTTTTTCTGTCGTTAGATATTACCAAGTAGGTAAATAACCCTAAAAATACTACTATGATTGAGCCTGCAACTCCTACTGCAAGGTATAATTCTTCTATTGTCTTATACTCCATATGTCACCCTCTTTTTTGCATTAAAAAAGAACCTTTTAACGGTTCCCAAAATTTTTTTCTAATAACTGTTCAATATTGTAATTTCTAATAATGTATAATGTATTTCCATAGCAGTCGATATCATCTTTATTAATTAATAAATTCTCAGTAGTTACTTCTTTAAAATTTAAATTGAAGTCAATATTTTTAACAGAAGAGTCTAAACCAGATACAAAGATTCCTCTACTTTCTATAAATTTTAAGGATTTATAAAGGTTTTCTTCTTCTCTATTGTATGGGTAGTTTAAGAAAGATTTATTTTTCATACAGTTTACAATTTCTTCGGCTCTATTAAAACAGAATTCATATAATACTAAATCATTTTCTTTCTCTGAATCATAAATAGATATAAGCAACTTTTCTAAGTCATCCAATAAATTTATCTCATTACTTATATCTTCAATTTTTGTCTTCCTAAAATACATTTCTTTTTCAAGTTTAATGTTCTTCCTAGTAGTATAAATAGAGGTCCCCACTGCTACCACTAATGAAACAACGGCAGAAATTCCAACAGCTATAATATTTGTATCCAAATTTAATCACTCTCCTCAATACTATTATATCAAGGAGAGTAATTTATAATAATAATTATTCTCCTTCAACTTTAACTGGCATACCATCTGCATCAAGACCAAGAGCCTTTAAATCTTCAAGTACAGCCTCTCTCCAAATCTTTGGCACTTGTCTAACCTTTTTATTTTCAGGATTACAAGTTCTCCTTTGACGAGATACTAAGCCAACATATAAATCTAGCATACTTACACCCCCTTTCCCCTTAAAAAATGTGTATAAAAAAAGACTTGCTAAAACAAATCTCATCCATACCTTACTTAATCTCCTTACCATTTTCGTCATATCCTTGTGCCTTAAGTTCTGCAATAACTGCATCTCTTAAGTGCTTTGGTACTTGTCTAACCCTCTTATTATTTACATCACAAGTTCTTTTCCCTCTAATAACTAATCCTACATATAAATCAATCATTCTTTACCCCCTAAAATAGTTTCATAAATTGTAGCTAAAACTTCATCAGTTTTTTCTGCCCTTTCAAGGTTTGTTTCATAATTTGTCGCAACCGCCTCGGCAAGTGCTAAATTTCCGTCATTAATCTTTTTAAGTTCCCCTAGGATTGCCCCAGTGTCCCCGCTATTTTGCAATTCCTTTAAAGATTTTTCATTAATAAATTCTACTGCCATAAAATCAACTCCTTACATATAAGCTCCAACAAAGCCGTAAAAGTATGATGCCATACCTTCTGGTGTGTTGGCTCTGTCTATCCTAATGTCTACTCCTATGCACCACTTATCAGCAGTCTTTGTTTTGGTCTTAAAATTATACTTTTGACCTATAAAATCATCTGGCAATACTTCCCAAGTTGGATTAGTATCCTTTGCGTTAAGTGATACTTTAACAGTCATCTTAGCCCCTTTTGCCAACTCAGCTAGGGGATTAACCACCACCGCTGATGGCTGAGCATCTACCTCTTTAGTTAGTCTATACCAACAATAATCGATTTTTTTAGTAAAAGTAATATAGCCTGTTCCCTTTGCCCCAAAGGAGTCAGTTGCCTCTATCTTAATTCTATGTTCACCATTTTTTAATTTTGCATAGTCAAGCTTTCCAATGCTAACTGTCTTGGATTGGTCGGGTGTAACTTTTCCAAGGTCCTGTACTTGTACATCGTCAACATAGACCTTAACTGTAATATCATCTCCATCAGGGTCATTAGCCTTAAAGCTAAAATTAAAAGGTTTATTCTGTTCTCCTAAATTGGAGTTGGTAACTGTAACAACTGGGTTTGAATTGACCTTTTTAAAGGTGTATCTTCTTATGGCACTTGCCCCGTTGGCGTCAGTAACTGTAATTTCAATAGTGTTAGTCTTATTTAGTTCTAAGTCATCAAATTTTGTCTTGTCAATATCAATCTCATAAGACTCGCCTTTTGTGGCATTATTGATTGTCCTAATTGTCGCAGAGTTGAGTTTAACAACAACATTTAAAGTCTCATTAGCATCTGGGTCATCTACACTAAATACCTTTTTAAAAGGTGCTTTAAAACCGCCTAAGTCCTCATCTTTGCCTGAAATAGTAGGCTCTTGATTTTCAATTCCCTCGTAAACATACCAATATCCACCTTGTTCTCCGCTATTTGGGTAAGCGTTACGGTTAGAGGATGTTACTGTATCAATTTTTGAGCCTTTTGAAGGACTTGTCACAGAATCATGAGAAGCTTCATAAACCGTTACAATTCCTTTGCCGGAAACTGAATACTTATATTTACCTGGGGATTGAATCATAAAACCTGGTAAACTATGTGCTGCCGCCCAATTACTCTCTGGGTCGAGTAATGCTTCATAAGTTACACGCATATTGGATGAAAAACTGGAACCTTTTATATAAAAGTAGTTTGTTCGCCCCATATCATCACCATTAAAATAATCCGATTTTTCCCCATAATATTCCCAAGAGGTAACAAATCCAGAACCCTCAAATCTAGCAGTAGTACGTTCATCTGTTAGAGCATAGTCACCCCACTTTGGTGGTTCAAATTCATCTATTTTGACTACTTTATATCCTAGATCATAGGTTTTCTGACTTACCGTATACCTACCCCATCTATAAACTGTCATAATCTCACTCCTTTCTATATCACAAATCTAGCCATTTGTGGGTCGTAAATACCCTCAAACTCTTCAGCACCGTCTAAGCGTTTTAAATCGACCTTGAAATTATTGTATCTACTATCAGTTTTTATAGATGTTCCCATAGACGCAAGTCTTAAAGCCAAGTCCTGGATTAAGTCCCAATTACCTTTTACGGTTTGATTAGTTCTGCCCTTACCTGCTAAGTCCATAAGGTCAAGTTGGCTTGCACAAATCATTGACCTATCAATATTAATGTTTATCGTATCTACATTTGCAACCACCACGATTATATCCATAGATATTTCCACCATCTCTTGGTCATGTACTGGTATATAGTCTGCGTGGTCGTCATAATAAGCCACCCCGTATAAGATTTCTCCCTTCCTTGGGTCTTGGGCAAATAGACCAACCTCGGACATCAAAAAGCCTTTTTTTGTTTCGTGATTAGTTATTGCAAGGCTAATCGTGCTTGTTCCGTCGCCGTTAGCCTTAATTCCTCTGATATCAACTTCTTGGACTTCCTCAACGAGTTTATCCATAACAAAAAGGGCTGCGGTACTTTCAATCTTTCCAGTTCCAATCGCTGCCCTTGTAAAATTTAAAGGCTCACCTGTTTGGCAGTAAGCCAAGAGGTCTCGTCCTTTTTCGGTTAAATAAAATCTTCCTCTTTGCATTTTTTCTCCTTTCTACACCCTAAAAGCATTTTTGCTTTGGTCATACGGACCCTCAAAATCTTCATTTTCTTTAAGATTTTTAAAATCTTTTGAAAAATCAGTCCTCATTTTAGACCAAACTAACTTATCCCCATAAAATAACTTGTTTTTTTGTTTGCCATTTATTATTATGGCTTTCTTTTCCCATAAACTCATATAATCACCTAGTCAATAGCATATATGGTATTGGGTTTTTTAGTTGTCAAATTGTTGTATTCTGTAAGGCTCATCTCAACAACATCAGGCTTTTTCTTCAACTCATCTCTAAGTTCTTCTGTTCTTTGTATCAAGTCAGATATCCAAAATATGAGTTCCCTTGTTGAGTTTTTACTCCATTTTGACCCTCCAGTTCCTGGTTCGAGTTTTACATTTGCAACATCGCTTTCGCTTATTTTTTTATTCCAGCCATCTATCATCTCTTGGGTTACGTTGTTTTTCTCTGCCCCTTCTTCAATCCCTTGTAGCTTTTTGATGTCGGCTTGGGTGATTAGACTTGGAGATATTTCCGTATAAGCACTTCCAGACCACCTGTAAATATTTTCTGTGGATAAGTCAACATAGATTTTTCCCTTTTCTCCCGTGCTTGGAAAATTGGTTTTGCTTGCAAACTCTAAGACATCATCAACATAGCTTGGCAACTGGTCGGCAGGTACTTTTCCATCTCCACCAAGTGAGGCATAACCATTCGCCTTGCCCCTGTTTGCAGTGTTTTCTGCGGTGTAGTCAAGTTTCCCTGCACTTACCTCTTGCTTAGTCGCATAGGTCTTTTGTATATCCTCACTCTTTGCATAAGGTGTAAGGTCATAGACCTTTATAGCCTTTTCTGGTAATTGTGCCTCGGGGACTTTCCCACTACCATCGAGTGCAGCATATCCGTTGACCGCTCCCTTGTGGATAGTGCTTTCTTTTGCTTCAAGGTCTTCTTTACTTGCTAAATTGCCTAAATGAATTCCTGTAAGTATAGGTTGCCATGCAGACCAATCATGTTTATTTGAGTTTGTATAATTTGCACCTGACCTAAAGTAGATGGTGTTTCTATGCATAGCATCATACGCAATTTGGAAAATGTATCGCCCAAAGTTCATGGTGTTGATATACCAACCTTTTTGACTATCTGGTGTATTAGATGAGTTATAGTAAGCAAAAAGCCATTCTTTTCTTATGGTATTTGCGTCAACTCTACCCTCTGCCTTAAGTTCGCCAACTGTCGTTCCGTCAGCTTTTTTATATCCCTCTAAATCTTTAGCAGTTAAAAAACTGGATAAGTCATAAGTGGTGTCCTTTAAAGCCTCATCAGGTAATTGACTTACTGGTACTTTTCTGTTGCCATCAAGACTTGCTATCCCGTTGGCAGACCCTATAAGACCCTCAAGGTCATCAGTATCTTTTATAAGCTGATTTAGGATATCCTTTAATAGCTTTTTTTGATTATTAAGGGTTATGGAGTTAGCCTTTAAGTCGCTATCATCATCTAGTTTTTTATCCCAAGCTTCTTTTTCTTTATCTGTTACAAATCTATGGCTTTGGTCAGTTTCAATTATCCCTGCCTTGTGAGTTTCTGGGTGGGTATAGACTGTGTCCTTGTCATCATCAAAAACAACTTGCCCGTCAGCATTGAGTTTTAAAACCTGACCTGCTTTTCCACCCTCGGGCATTTTAACCCGGTTAGAAATTGCCCTTAAAATCTCTGTTATACTATCTTTATTTGTGTTAAGTTCAGCTGCGATCTCCCTAAAAGTGTCATACTCTTTAGGAGCACCTTTTAAGATACTTTCAAGTTTGTCTAAAACCTCTTGAGGTTTAAAGGATAAATACTCATCAAGTGGCACTCCCTCTTCTGTGTAGACTGTACTCGTAAAAATATGAGGAGAAACTATTGCAAATTTCCCAGTAGTCTCATCATAAGCAAGGAGTTTCTTGCCCTTAAAAACCTTATTTATATCATTAATCTTATCAGTCATACTTCATACGCACCCCACTTCCGTCCTCAACTTCTAAGAACATATCATTTTGGTTAAGAGTCCAAACCTCTGGCATAATAGCCACCCTCTTAATCTTCTTGTGATAAGTCGCCATTCCCATGTAGACAAGGTTGTCAAATTCCTTATCCTCAACCTTATTAGGTAAGACCTTATAATGCTTAGCTTTTTGTCCGTACATACCATAGAAGATGGTTTGGTCCCTAATCAATCTCACTCTTATAAATTGAGTTAAGTTAGCAGGAATTATTTCTCTAACTTTTTTCTGCAAATCACCTACATCAAAGTGAATCTCACCATCACAAAATACATTTATCTCAATTCCATATTTGTCATAATCAAGGCTTAGTTTATATTTATCTTCGCCTAAGTATAAATCTAGCCATCCTTTAAAGGTCCTATGAGTCCAAATCCTATTCATATTCCAAATAGCAAAAATCTTTTTTCTCTGTTCTTCCAGGTCACCCTTTATATTTTCGTCATCAATTAACTTTTTATAAGCACTTAGTCCAAGTTTTCCAGCTGAGCCTATATATAAATTTTCCATTAAAAAATTAAGTTTAGCCCAAAGATTAGAAAGTTCAATGTTTTCTCTAATTCTTATATTAGTAAATTCAGCACCTTTCCCAATAATATCCTGTGGCAGGTGCTTACCTATATCCACATCTCGATTTATAGAAATCACATCTTCAAACTCGTGGAGATTAACATTATTTACATCAACATTAAATTTCTTATTCATTTCTAACCTCTGTAACAATTACATCACCTAAAACAGGTAGTTCATCTTCAGAAAGCTCAAATATTTTTTTATCTGTGTCTGTAAACTTAATTGTTTCATAGTCAATAACATCAGCCACATTTAAAACTATGCTAGTTATTTTTGCTAATCTAATATCATTTTCAATATAAATATTAGAATCGACTTTCTCATAGGTCCCCCATTTTTCCCTTTGACCCTTAAAATATTCCTCTATATTACTTTTAACCTCTCTTTTTATTTCTTCTAAATTTGAATTTCTAGATTTTAAAATTTCACAAGTTATATTTATTTTCTTTAACTTTGCACCAACTACAGTTACATAATGACCTATAGGAGCAACTCCCACTCCCTTTTGGTGAAAAGGTATAGGGTCTATAATTTCTTGAACTTTTGATATAAGTTCTGATGTTGGCTCTTTAAATTCTGAATCAGTAATTATTAATTTTACTGTCCCTCCACCATTCCAAACAGGAATAACTTTTACAAGACCTACCCCGTCAATAGCCTTTACCTTTTTCCTATAGTCATCAATATTCCCACCATAAGCAATTGATTTAATAGTTTCAAAATACCTTTGTCTAAAATCTTCTGTGCCTTCTTCATCTTCTCCAAGTATAGCTAGTTTATATATTTCAGCTAAATTAAGATTTCTTATGGTCCTTGTCGGAGTTAATTTACCACCTTTTAAGTTTCCAACTCTTCCTTTTTCATTACAAATAAGCTCATAAAAAAACATTCCCTTTTCTTCTTTTTGAAGTTTAGAAACTGTGTAATAAATATCATCTATAAAAAATCTATCTCCAATATTAAGTTTTGCATCAAACCTACCAATAATAACAGCTTTAGTAGCATTATATGGTTCAATCCCTCTTTCCTTTGCTCTTTCAATAAGCCAATACCTATTAGCAGTATCTCCAAAAGCATTTTTAAAAAGAAAATCCAAGTAAGAATATAAAAGAGAAATTTCAATAGCTATTGGTGCAATAGCATCATAAATAACAGAGCCTTCCCTCTTGTCGAACTCATCTGAAATTCTATCTAAATTTCTCTCAAGGACATTTTCAAAAGTATTTTCATCAAAAATAGGCTCATAAATTCCCCTAGCCAATTCTTATCACCTCTTCTATATCAATTGTTTTTTCATCAAAAATAGTTTTAACCTTAAATTTCATTCCAAGATTATCTGCCTTACTCCATTCACTTACATAAGAAAAATCAAAAACATCTTCAATTCTGTCATCTAACATCAAGGCATCAGTAATTCTTCTAGTTAAAACTATATAAGCATATTCCTTCCTCTTTCCGAATAAATCTTCCTTCTTAACTCCAAAACTTGGATAAATAGGATAAATTCCTCTTTCGGTATTAATACATTTATAAATCATCTGCCTAATAGCTTCTAAATCATCATAAATATAATTTTTGACTCTCTCTTCTTCCATCCACATCTTATGAGTAAAAGAAGGTTGCGGAATTATTTCAATTTCATCACCATACTCATATTCATTGTTAAACTCCGGTATCATTTAATCACCTCTAATCATTAATGTGATTTTTGTGCATCTCATCTTTAATTATTCCCTTGTATGACTCTACACTTCCATGAGTAACTATAACATCACCATGAGGGCAAGTTCCGTGTAAGGTGCATTTCATTTCACCCTTTATAAACTCATGAGCCCCTTCAAAGTGATAAGGGATTCCATTGGTTCCTTGTGGTTCTGATGCTTCATACAAATAAAAATAAGTCTGTCCCCCATCGTTAGAAATGAGAACAAACTTCTTACCTAAATCTTTTTTAGTAAAGGGCCTATACTTAGGGACAACTAAAAATTCTTCTTTGATGTGTACTTTGTCATCATTTTCAGGAATAAAATCAAGAGGATTAAGAGAAATCAGCTTGCAATAAACAATCTCAGAGCTCATTCTTCTTCCTAAATTCTGATTAACTATTTCATCAATGGCACCTCTTAAATCTAAAATCTCATCATTCATTACTTAGGAACTACACCTCCTTGATATCCCCAGCCTCTATAGTGTTTCCACCAACCACCGATTTTATGTTTCTTAACAGTAGTATCAGTTGCATCAATCATCATTCCGTTGCCGGCATAAATCCCTACATGTCCAAACTGTGGTGAATAAGGACTGTTAAAATAAACAGTTGCACCAACAGGAATATTGTCCCTACTTGAACTTACAATCCACTTATTACCAGCGGTCTTTGCACTTCCTGCACTACCATGTATTCCAGCTGATTCGTAGCAAACCCTAACAAAGCCTTGGCATCTTCCTTTATAAGATCTTGTTCCTATCATACTTTCAGCCTTATTTATAATTGTCTGCATCTTCCTATTGCTAGCCTTAGGTAAATCTCTTACTTGTAATTCAGTTGAACCATCGAGCTTATTAGATTTTCTTACAGCCCCTCCAACATCATAAGAATCACTTACATTAGAATTCTTATTTTGTCTTTCCTTGTCCCTAATAATACCATCAACATCTCCAATTTTTTGAATGTCCTTATTCATGACTTCCAAATCCATAAAATGTGCATCATCAAAAAAAGTATGAGTGACTTTTTCAACTAGCATATAGGAATTAATATTTATATCTCCAATAGCCATCATCTCCACAGGAATAACAGACCCGGCACGAACTCTAATATCTCCTATAGCTTCTTTTATTGTAAGACTTCTGTATTTTCTATTTAAAACTTCCAGAATTTGTGAGGCCTTATTTTCAATATCTTCTGCATTGTTTGTTGTGAGAGTGTATTCAAGCACTCCCCACTTAGCAATGTTTTTCTCATCTTGCTTTACAACTTTTTTAATAAGTCTTCCCTCATCATCAGTTAAATAAACAACAACTCTGTTATAAGTTCCATCATCAATGCTTGTTTCATAAGAAAAATCTACAATATTGTCATAGCTAATGGGACAATTTACAATCATCTTATCAGCAGATTTTAAAGAAATTTTTCCACAATCGTCAAAAAGTGTATAAATCTTCCCAGTTTGAGATAGGGTTATATCATTTGCAACCTTAACCATATTTAAATACTCTTGATTTTTCTCAAGCCTTTTAGGAATTTTATATGAAGTATCTTCAATTTCTCCAACTTGTAAATTTCTATCACTACAAATTTGTTTTAATAAGTCACTCATAGACTTAGAGGAGTATTGATAGGTGTCTCTTGATTTCAAATACCTTATTTGGTCATAACAAACAGTGGAAATAACTTGTCTTTTATCCCTAGTCTTCTTAAAAACATATCCCTTAAAGACAGTTTTACCATCAATACTAAAGCTAACAGGATTCCCCTCTTGATAATCAATAATCTCATCTTTTACAACATCAAATTCTAAAATACCAGCCCTAAATCCTCTTTCCCACTTAATGGTGACTTTTCCTTTGATTACAGGTTGGTAAATTTTTCCATTATTGGCAATAAATATTTGATAAATCTTTTCTTTCTGCTTCATTTCTTAAACCTCTTTGCCATATTATAAATGGTTTTTGGATTAAAAAATGCCTTTGCTACTACTGGAACAGTTAAAGGAGCTGCTGCAATAGCTGTCTTTACAATCTTATTGACCTGCCTTTTATCTGTGCTCGATCCAGTGTCTTTTAACTTAATAGTCTTTAAGGGCTGATATTCTTTTAAAGTCAAATCAATTAATATGTTAGTTCCAATCTTACTATCTTCATCAATACTATAATCTTCAAGGGTCATATACTTACAAATAGAATTTCTAAGATTAGGATCTGATGTAATTCTTAAGATAACAAACTCAAAGATTTTCTTTTCTTTCTTTAACTCCTCTAGCTTTTTTATAATCTCTTGTTGAGGAGTGTATAAATCGACACCATCATGTTCTTCTGAAAAAGCATAAAAAGAAAAAGAATATTCCTGTAACTTACTCTTTCTTAGAACTGTATAAGTTTCTCCATTTACTAAATCATAAAAATCATTTTGTCCGCTTATTTTGTTCTTTATTTTTGAAGGAGTTATAGGAATTTCCATTCCATCAATATATAGTTGATAGGGTTTTTTACTCATAATCAACCTCCATTTATATTCAGAATAAGATCTTTTAATAACTTTTTATTTGCTTCATCAATAATTTTTTCTGCATCAACATCACTCTTTATATCTCCAGTAAACTGATTATATACCTCAAGTTTTACCCCCTTAGATAATTCGCTTATAGCCCTAGTTTCCATAAGGCCCTTTAAAGCAGATAAATTATTATTATCCCATTCACTATCTTTCATTTTGTCATTCATGGATTTTGTATTCTCTGCAATTTCATCAAGAGGGCCAGTCATAGCATCAGTATTTAAAAAATCTTTAGATTCAAGATTATTTTCAAGTTTCTTTTGTCCAGCTATACTTTTTACCTTATCTAATCCCCACTTGTATCCTTTGTTAAACAATTCTTTACCTTCAATTCTTTTTATTTCATAACCTTGTCTATCAAGAGTAATAGCATCCTCATTTTTCCCCCAGCTAAGAACCTTATTTTGTAAGCCTACAAGACCACTAGTCCAGTCAGTTCCAAAAATTGCATCAATTATCTTAGTTACAACTTTACCTAAATCTAAAAACCAAGAAATAATATTTCCAATTAAATTCCTAACTGCATCACCAAAGGAATCAAATCCACCCTTAGCCACATTTAAAACCCATTCTATTATTGAAATAAAAATATTTGCGAAACTTGCATAAATAAGCTGAATTAAACCGTTAATAATACCTATGGCAATATTTAAAATTGTTGCTCCAGCCCAAAGGACTGAACCAACAATTAAGCCTGTTGCACTATAGGTAGCTCCTGTTACCTTATTAATTGCTCCAACAATTCCATAAATAAGCCCAATAATTCCTATGATAATTGCAGGAATCCAAAATAAGGGACTTGCTAAAAGTGCAGCATTAAATCCACCTTGAATAGCTGTTGCCTTACCAGTAGCTATTGCATATAAACTAACTGCCCTTGCCATTAAGAAGTGAGCAGTGGAAGAAATAAAGGCTAAACCATTATTAATTGCAAGAGCTGTTTTATAGATCCCAAATATGGTTAATAAACCCATAAGAGGTGGCCCAATAATATTAATAGAATTTGCCAATAAATTAAATCCATTTATTCCAATATCAAGACCAATACCAAGAAAGTGAGAAAATACCGTAATTCCATTTGTAAGACTATTAAAAAACCTTTGAAAGGAATCTGTATTTATAAAACTGTTAAACTTTTTCATTGGTCCCTGTAAGCCTAAAATCAATGTATTTGTGAGTTCAGTCTTTAAATCCGAAAAAGATTTAGGAATTTTCTTAAATCTTTTCTCAATATCATCCGCACTCTCAAACATAGCTCTTTTAATAACATCAGCTGTGATTTTACCATCACTCGAAAGCTCTTTTAGTTCTCCCATAGATACACCCATGGTCTTTGCTATTGCTTGTGCAAGTAGAGGAGCATTTTCTCTTATTGATACAAATTCATCACCTTGTAGCCTTCCAGAAGCCATTGCCTGTGTTAATTGATACATTGCAGCAGCTTGTTCTTCAGCCGATGCACCTCCAACTTTAAAGTTTTTATTTAAAATCTCACTAAACTTAGTTGCTTCTTCAAGACCACTAAAGGCATCACCAGCAAGCATTGTAAGCTTTGCAATAGAATCAGCCATATTTTTATAATTGGTTCTTGAATTTTTTGCAGCCTGTGCAATCCTTGACTGAACGTAAAAAAGTTTTTCTCCTTCTCCAAGCATAAAAGAAAGCCTTGAGTTAATACTTGTGAGTTCATCAGAAAGACCAACAAAAGCTTTTATACTTTGAAGACCTGCATAAGCTCCAACAATCCCTATAACTTTACCTTTAATACCACTTAAAAGACTCTCACTTTCGCTAACTGTCTTATTGTAATTGCTATGTTCATTTTCAAGGTTACTTGTAAAACTTTCCATATTTGCAAGTTCAGCTTGAGCGTTTCTTAGAGAACTTAAAGAAGCATCAAGAGAAGATGTATCAATCATATTTTCTGTTGAATCATTTAACTTATAGGCTGCTGAAATAACCATATTCATTGACTCAATAACATTTGTAAGAATAGGACTTACATTATTAATCATTGAAATTGTAGTTTGTAAACTCACTTCTTCACCTTCTTTCTAGCATTTTCTAATTCTTCATTTCTAAATAAAAAACTTGCCATATATATAGCTTGAAGTCCACTATCCATGGCAAGAAAATCCTCAATTTTTATATTGCCCTTACTTTCCCAAAATAAATTATGAGCGAACCTTAAAAGTGGCTCGCTCTTTATTAGTTTTTTGCATCGCCTATAATTACATCAGGATCATCCATAAATCCTTGTGCTTTCATAAGCTTATCAGTAAATCTTTCATATTCTCGTCCTTCAAGCATCTTGTCTAAAAGTTCAGAAATATTCATTGCACCATAGGCATTTTGTAATTCTTCACTTTTTAAATTAGGATAGATTATAGTTTCTGAGATAGTGTCAACAATAAGTTTCTTAGTATCTACCTTTAAAAGACTCTTGTTTTTCTTAACTATTGCAGCATTTTTTAAATCGTCAATTTCCTTAGCACTTAGAAGTCTAAAAGTCCAAGCTACTGGATTCCCATCTTCATCAACAAATCTATCTGATACTACTATTTCAAAATTTTCTCTTTTTCCCTTTGCCACTTCAGGCATAAAGTAATTTAAATTTTTCTCCATTTTATCTCTCCTCAATATCCTCAAAAGTTCCTTCGATTTCTTGTTCCAAATGGGAGTTTTCAATATCTAATTTAAAAATTTCACCACCATCTAAATAACATCTCTTTAAAATAAGCCTGTCTTCTCCACCCTCAAAATTAGGATCATTTTGAGTTAAGAAGATGTCAAAAGATGTTTCCTTTCTTGTCTTCATATATTTAGTTAGAACTTCCCTAAAAGCCTTAGTGTGTGCATACATAGTAGCCGTGAAAGTTCCCTTAGCACTTCCCCCAACACTTAAATCAACAGGAGTTCCAAGTCTTGGAATAGTTTCTCTATCAATATCAATCTTCGCAGTAATATTTTTTAGATAAAACATTGATTCTCTATTGCCATCAATTACAACAACAGCTTCCCCAAATCTACCATTGATTAAGTCGCCGCGTTCTAAAAATTTATCCATTCTTTAACCTCCTATTCCACAATCACGTGCATATAAAGTTTTGCCATTGCCATAACTGGATTAATTAAATATTTGCAGTAAACAGCATCCTTAACATCTCCAAGTTCAACCTTTATATCTTCAGGTTCTAAATTAGTAATAGCACCCAGTCCTTGAAGCTTAAGAGCGTGATTGTAAATGTCATTCCAGAGAATATTTCTTCCCATTTCGTTGTTTTGTTCCTTATCAAGGTATCTAGTATTAAAAATAGTTGAAACATCATTTCCAACTTGATGAAGCACTCTTATAATTTGATTTTTTGAAAAGTCCTCATTCTTTTTAACACTAAAATCAGTAAAGGAATTGATATCAGACAGCACTCTTGCTTTGTTATCAACTTCATGGAAAACAAACTGACCCTTTCTAATTGCAGAAATAAGATTCCTTTGTTTCGTATTTAGGTCAATTGTATATTCGCCATCGTAAATGTCATTTCCAACAGTCCTATTTATCTCACAACCTGCTTCAGCACCAGCTACCCAATAAACAAGACCAGCTTCATTTTCTTTTGCCTTAGATGCTACATTAATAACAAGTTCACTATTGGCATCAAAATTATATAAAGAAGCTTGGAAATATGCCCCTTCAAGATTAACTCTTCTCTCAACATAGGACTTATACATTCTCTTTATGGCTTCATCAGTTCCTGCATAGGCAACCACATTAATATATTTCTTTTCAAGTTTTTCCAAGAAGTCAGTGTGTGCCTTTGTAGTTTCTTCTCCATTAGTTCCACCACTTAAATTTGCACCAAGAGTTTTAGTCAAAGCTCCTTTAAACTCAACATAAGGACAATCTGATAAATCCTCTATGCCCTTAACTGCAACTTTTTCATAAACTTTTAGAGTTCCAATTTTTAAAGTAACATCAAACTTTTCTTCTTCATCAACATTATTTGCAATAATAACAACAAATTCATTACCTTTAGTACCTGAATGTTTCGCAGTTATTGTAAGAGATTCAACATTTGCCTTAGCCTTTTCTCCTCCACCATTTAATCTATAAATGTAGGCAGTCTTAGCATGGGCTAAAAGTTCTCTTAAAGGCAATAACTCTTTATCTGTATATTCAAGGCCAAATAACTCAAGAGATTCTCTTTGTAAATCTGAAGGTTCAACAGTTATAATCTCTCCTTCTAAACCAAAACTTAAATTTAAACCACAAGCAACAAAACCTCTTTCACCAAAAATATTAGAAGGTCTTGCCTTTGAAGAAAAGCAAATATAAGTTCCAGAAAGCACTTTATTTTGTACTGGAGGATTCCAAGTACCACCACCATAAGCCATTATTTAACCTCCCTATTCATAAAATCTTCATAAATCTTTAAAGCTTCTTCCTTTGTATATTCCTTACCATCTTCTAAAATTGCATAAAGAGCATCAACATTACCTATCGGATCTTTAGCATTTAAAAATTGCTCCTTAGTAAATGTAGGAGCATCAGTCTTTTTATCCATTTTTAATTAAACCCTCCTGTTTAAGTCTTCTCATAAGTGGATCAGGTATCTTAACTTTTTCCATCCAAACATTTAAATCAAAAGTCATTACAAGGTCACCATCAATAATTTTTGTCTCGAGATTTTGGCAAGTAACTCCTATATTATTAAGCCTTACCTGCTCCATTCCTGTAAGAAGTGTGAACCTAATTTCCTCTAATCTAAATAAATCATCTTCATCACATCTTAAATAATTAATATTTACAGTGTTATTTAGAAAAAATCTATCATCAAACTGCCTAATAAGCTCAGTTCTAAGAATATTAATAAAAAAACAAGGAGCTTTAACCCCTTGCTTTTGTCTATCAATTTCAATTCTTATATCAGGAAAAATCTCTTTAAGTCTATTAATTACAGCTTGCAAAATAACTACCATATCTCTTTAAACCTCTTTTCAAACTTTCTTTGAAAGATCTTATCCATAACTTTCTCTAAATTTTTTTCAGCAATTGTAAGCATAAAAACTCCATCTTTCCAGCCCAAAGTATCCCCACCGCTAACAATCCTGTGACCGTACTCAACATAAGCTGCATATTCTACATCATTAGATATTTCAATTTCATAGACACTTCCCTTTTTCTTAACATCATCAATATTCCATGACTCCCTAAGAAAACCAGTATCAACTGGCGTGTTCTTTACAGTGGCTTGGAATACTCTTGTGGCAGCCTCATAAGTAGCCTCCATGAAAATTTCATCAGCTACCCTCTTAAATTTGCCTAGATTATTTCTATATCCTTTTAAATCTTTAGTATCTATTTTCATGAAACATCAACCTTTTCAAGGACATATCTTCTGTGGGAAAGATGAATTGAAGGAATATCAGAAAACCTATAGTGATATACACTTCCATCACATCTTGTTACAATAACATCAGAACCTTTTGGAATATCCACATGAGGTCCCGTTATCAAAATATCTTTTCTCTCCACTTCACTATGTCCAATAAAATCATCACTGTGAGAAGATGCGTTAAAGCTAAGTCTACAAGGTTCATCTTTTACAACAGTAACCTTTCTTCTCCTTGTTACTTTAGTTTTTTCATCTTCATAAGTTTCAATGCAAATTGCACTTACCCTATCTTCATATAAAAGTGATAGACTTTCTCCATAGGAATCATAATCAATTACCATTTTAAGCACCTATACCTGCTACAAAAAACTTCAAGTCTTGAATCAAATAAATCATTTAACCTATTTTTATAACTTAAAATTTTAGCATCTCTTATTTCTTCATCACTTCTACTGTCAAATTCAACCCTAGTATTTTCAATAGAAATTGACTTAGCAACTCTTTTTCTTCCTTCAATAGGTTCTTTAATATTTTTTAAGTCATCAGTTTCTATTTTATTCAGAATTCCTTTTATCGCTATAAAATATTCAATAAACCTATTAGCATCTTCTGGGAAGTATTCCCTGTAGCAAGCCCATCTTAAAGTATCTAAAAGCTCATCATGAATAAAATTAAAAAGCTGGGCATCAATTTCATCCCCACCCAACTCTTTAATAATTTTATTTACATTATCAAGGCTAATCATTTTACTTTAGCAACAAAAACTTCATTGCAAGCTTCAAAAGATGGAATTGCCCTTGCAACAGATTTAGTAATTCTTGCTACCGGATCTATTCTTCTATAAATAACAGAAGTTATGAAGTCCTTATTTCTAACATCAATATTAGACACTTGTGGAAGTTCAACTTCTTCAGCAGTTAAACCAAAATAAGTATTTCCTAGCTTAGTTTCAGGCATAAGAATTACAGTATCTGCTTTAACTAGAGGAAGTAGGCTTCCATCTGCAAGTCTATATTTTTCATTGCAAACAGCAATTGTAGGTAAATCTCTTTGACTTAAAAAGTCATTTAAGTTTTGCATGCTTGGAATAATAGAAGAATTAACCCCAAAAATAGCCTTTCTTACTGCTTCAGAATTTAAAAGAAGTCTTGAAGTCGCCTTATCCATTAACATTCTACTAGGATTTACTCCAGTATCTTCAACAATCTTATCTACCCAAGTGTCAAGATTATTTACAGGATCAGCAGTAGCTTCTGACCATCTTGCAGAAGTCTTTAAATTTTCTTGATGAGCTTCCGGCATATGATAATCAATAACACCCTTAACACCATTTTCATCAAGAGTGAGTTTTCCTGTTTGTAAGATTTCAAATCTCATCATATTAATTCTCTTGTAAACAGAATCAATAGTTAAATCAACATCATTAAAAATTTTATTTAATACAGCTTGTTCCTCTGCAGGAGTTCTTGGATTTTGAAGTTTAACAATCTCATCTTCTGAAATGAACTTAGAATCCTTAACTAAAAGCATATCTAAAATATTTTTAGCAAATCCATTTCTTCCTGATAGCTTTGTATTAGTGTCTGGTGCATAAACTTCAGCAGTAACAGGAAGTTTATTTCCACCAATAATATATTCAATTTTTAAATCATCTGTCTTTATATTAGGAAATAATAAATTCCCAATATTATCTCCCTCAAGTTTTGTTCTTGCGTACTCTCTTAAATCTAAATTCCCTTCCTTTAAGCTTAAAATAGCATTAGTTAATTGTTCTGGCATTTATATTTCCCCCCTTACACTAATTTAATTTCAGTTAATTTTGCTTCAGCACTTATTGCTTCAGGAAGCTTGTCCTTATAAACATAACCTTCAATAAGAAGAGGTACTTCCATATCTCCATCAGTTACATCAATATCAAAGGGAATAATTCCCTTAGCAGTGGCATCATTTTTTGGATAAACACTTCCTGCTTTAACAATATTTCTTCCACTTACATCTTGGCCACTTCCCTTTTTTAAAGTAACAGTTACAGCCACATAAGGATCAGCAAAAGCTAAAACACTATTTTTACCATCATAAGCAATATTCTTTCCTAACATTATTTACCTCCTATTATCCCCATGGATTAAATTTTTCTTCTTGGTCTTCTCTCTTAATAACAGCATCAAAAAGTCCCTTTGGCTTTTCCCTGTTATCTCCAGCAGTATTTGGGTTTGCACCTCTAAAATCATTATTAGCAAATAAAGATTTTAAAGAATTATCTTCCCTTAAAGCTTTCATTTGTTCATCAATACCAATAAGCTTTTCATCTTCATATTTGATATCTTGATTATTGAGTAACTTCTTTAAGACACCGACATTATTGACCCTTTGATTATAAAGATACTCAGTAATAGCATTGTCTTTTCTTATAGCTTTTAAATTTTCTTCAGTTTCTTCCTTAGCTTTCTTGTTAGCTTCCTTTAAACTATTAATCTCAGCTTCAAGTTCTTCCTTATTTCCACTAAGTTTCTTTAAACCATCTATTTGCTTGTCTCTCTTAGAGATTTCACTATTAAGACTTTCCAAACTATCCTTTACTTCCTTATATCTATAACCAGGTACATAATCTTTGTTTACATCTTCCAAAATCTTATCTGCAAGATCCTCAGCAATTCCCATTTCTAACAACTTTTCTTTACTTAACATAATTTACCTCCTATTTACGCAATAGTTACTAATCGCCATTTTACAGTTGACTAACTTTCAAGTTATTTGTCCCACCCCTTTGTGCAAAATATAACTTGTAGCACTTCCCACTTTGACCAATAAAAAAGCAACTATTTAAGTTTTCTTAATAGTTGCTAATTATATTATTAATCTTTAAACTTTAACCAATCTAATGACTCAGAATCTAATTCAAAGGTCCACTCATAATTATTAATCTCAGTTTATCTAATATTATTTAATTTTTAATTCTTTCTTTAAAGCCTCTTGGAGCACTCTAGAAAAATTAATGTTTTTTTCCTTTCCCAAAGCCTCTAGCCAAACAGGTACAGTCAACATTTTATTCTTATACACTTCTTTAGTCTTAGAAAACTGATAAGGTAAATAAACATTTATATATATTAAAAATTGATTGTCATTTAGACTTTTGGGATTTATTTCAGAAGCAACAGGATATTCTTCTTTATTATATAAACACACACCAATTACCTCCTGACAATTATTTACTCCCTCTGTAATTGAATCAGCACAAGTAAAAGCTCCATCTACATCTGGTATTTCTATTGAAAATCTATCGTCGTCTTCTTTGGTAAAAATAGCACCATAAGTTACTAAATTCTTATCCATAAAAACCCTCCTTTTTTAGGAACTGAGGGGATATAAAAGCCCCAGTTTTTTCAAGATATTCCTCTGAATACCTATTCCAAAGCTACCTTTAGGATGTGGTATAGCCACTTCTGCCTTTGTTTTATCATTAACAAAAATATAATGACTTCCATTAATCCTGTCAAGCCTAAAACCTTGCTTTTTAGCAAGCTTTATCAGTTCCTTTGAGTTATAACTCTTTATAAGAAGCGTCCTCCTTACATAAATAATTATAACATAGGTTTAACCTATGTCAAATAATTCTTGAAACTTTTTATTAAAAAATCGTGTGAAACATATCACACGATTAATTTATCTAATTTAAGGCATTATTTAGTTTTTTCTACACGATTAACTCAGGATTACTCATGATTATGTTCAATAAAACCTGCTAACAAAAGTCAAGCTTAACCTGAAATTAATTTCAGGTTATTTTTTATTATTTGAATAATTAAATTAGTGCATGGCAAACAAGCCGAGGGTAATCAATCGGCTTGTTTTTTAGTGTTTTCAAAGTCTTATGCTGCTTTTAATTCTTTTTTCTCGGCTTTTGATTCCATAACTCTTGCATAGTAGATTCTTAAGAATTTATTTAATCCTGCAAATTTGCAAACTTTTTTGGCTTTTCC